ATATTCTTTGTAGCTTCTTTAGTTTCTACATTAAGTATTACCGTTTTTTCAATTGCCATAACCTATGCGCTTACCTTGTTTAACTGCTTCTTTAAATCCTTTAGGAATTTTATACTTTCCTTTTGCTATATCTATATTCTCAGACACTCCATAGAAGTCTGATATTTTAAGCATTGCTATAATTTGTTTTATCATTTTGGTACGTAGTTTATATTTCTAAAATCTTGGATAAGTTTAAACGTAACATCACCACTTGTTAAATCTGTTTGCATATCGTTTATAATATATCGCTTATCTCTTATTACTAACCTATCATTTAGCTTTATGTTGCTTAAAATTGATACAGGCAAATTTGCCTTTATGGTTACAAACCTGCTTTTTGGATTGTATAAATTATTTAAGTACTGCGAGTAGTATTGGAAATAAATACCACGTTCAATATTTACGTTTAAAAGTGTTGATTGGTCGTTACCAAAGTTTAAAGAATAGTTTATGCCACCAAACAATAAGTCTTGCCCAAACGGAATATATGTTAAAACGTGGTTTGTACTTGTGCCATTGTTAAAATGAAACGAACAACTTAACTTGTTATACTTGTATAGTAGTATAGGTTTTGGTATGTAGGGTTTAAAGTCTGGTGCTGGTGTTAAGCAATAACCTACTTGGATGTTTGAGCCTGTAAACTTGTTAAACTCTAAATTCTCAAAAGGAAGTTTAACTACATATTCGCTACCATCGTAAGTGTAATTACTGTTTAAATCTCCGTACTCACGTGTATATAAGTCGTAGAATTTACGATTCATAAATGATTGGGATTGTTCGTGTTCAAATGAAATTCTTTTATACAATGGCATTCTATCAATGCTCACATCTGTTTTGTCTGTGTACTTTGTTATATCTCTAATTGTTCCGTTTGCGTACCAAGTTTCTAAAGGTAAAAGTTCGTAAGATGTAGGCGATGAAGGAATACACGCTAAATTAAACTGCTTTAATATACCACTGAAAAAATCTGCTATCTTCATATCAGGCATATTAGATGCTAAATCAACCTCTGCAGTTAATACTGTTGGATTTAAAGAACATTCATTAAAAGTGTCAATATCATTAATATCTCTATAACTAACAACAAGATTAGCGTATGTTACCGTACAAGATTGAGATGCTCTTATGTTAAATACTACTTCAGTATATAATCCAGGAAGTCCATCTACATAGTAAACAGTTTTAGTATCTGTTCCTGTATATTCAAATGAATTTATTAGTATTCCATTTTCGTAAACATCAACTACATAATTTGTAGTAGGCGAAGCAGATGTAACATTTAAACTCATAGCGAAACTACCTTGTTGAAATGGTGATGTAAATACTATTTTGTTATTTGCTAAATCAAACATAGGTTGTGGCGTAGCTATACCTGTAGATACAATTGCGTTTAAATCTATTGCTTTATTTTGTGTCCAAAAATTAAATACTTCCCTATTCTTTAAATACAAAAATACATCTGTAAATCTTTTGTTTGTTATGAAATTACCTGTAAAATTAATTCCGTATTTATTTTCTATTGCATCAAATATTTTAGAAATTCTTAATGCAGGAAACAACTCATCAAAGTGTATATGCCCTGATGTTTGGCTTATATCATTTGAACCACTACCTCCATACTGCCATACTCGACTACTTGAAATTAAAGGATAGCGTAAATCGTAATCTAATGAATCCGAACTAACTCTTGTTTGAACGTTTGCACCTGTGTAAATATGCGTGTACGCTGATACGTCTAAACTATTTAACTTATCCTCTCCAAACAAATCTTTTAACGTAACTAAGTCGCCATAAAAAGTAATAGTATAATTATCTACTTGTCCGTTCTTTAATTGTGCTTTTTCAAGTTGTATTTTACCTGTTCTAAATGGAACTAAATCTATTTCTATATACGCAGTTCTACGTATGTTATAATCTAATGTAGAATCAACTTCGTTTGCGTAGAAGTGTTGAAATATTTTATTGTTGTTTACTGATGCAGGAATAGTAAAACTTTGCGAGAAATCAGTGTACGTTTTAGATATATCACTAATATTCTGAACGCTTGAATTAATCGTTATTTTCTCATCGTTGAATAATTCTAAACGCTGCCCTTCTATATATATTTCTACTTGTCTATTCATTACTTCATATTATTAATAATATCGTATGCGTACTCAAACTCTAATTGGTAGTTAATCATTTTAGTATTTATCTGCTTCTGCTTTTCAATACCTTTAGTTTTCATTTTTGCAGGTTTTCCATCTACTAAGATTCTTTCGCTTAACAATATTTGTTGTACGATTTCTGCGTAGTCATCGTTTACCCATCCTGAATTAACTTTAATACTTTCTGTTCCGTTTACGTTAAATACTTTTCTACTACCTACGTTTACATTGTAGTTTACATTTTCACTTAATAGATTATATTCTGCTCCTGATGTTTCAATGCTGTTTGAAGATGCTTTATAGAACCAAGCTTTTTGCCACGCTCCGTACTTGTTTACGAAGTCTATTGTAATTACATCGTACTTACATTCTTCGATAGGAATAAATGTATATTGTTTAGTACCTACTGATTTTAAAAGACGTATCTTTACCCCATTTGTAAGGAACTCTAATTTTCTGCCTATTGGAACGTTATAAACTCCTGTAGTTGTTATAGGGTCGAATAAGTTAGTGCTGGATATTGGGTCTACAAAATTTACGTGATCGCCACTTCTTAAGTATGCTCTAAACATATCAACCGGCATCACTCCAGTATTGTGGAAATAATACGTTTGATTATGCACCAAACTTTCTTCTCCATTATCTGCGTTGTACCCTTGCTCAAAGTAACCATAACCATCGTATGCGATATAATCAATAGTATTTAAAAGCGTTGCAGTATTCTTGTATCGTTTTACACGTACATTGCACCATTGGTTAGTATTAGTTAAAGTTATAACATTAAACAAAGCTAAAGGTGTATCAAAGTTTATAAACTCCCTAATAAATGGCGATATATCGTAGCTTGTTTTTAAGTTAGTTGCACTTGGTACATTCTTACTTAAAGTATAAGTTGGAGTTCCTGGTGCTGAACCTGTACCATTCCATATAAATATTTCTACTTTACTTGAAGTTTGTGCTGCTTCGTTAATTTCTATAATGAAAGGTGAACGTGCAAAAATGTTAGGCATATCTATTTAATTAAAATTGTTTTATTCATTGTTTCCTCTACATCTAATGCGAAGGCTTGTATTGTTTCTTCAGGTAGGTTTTTAAACGCTGCTTCAAATGGTTTGGTAAAAAACAAACTTGGTTTAATTCCTTTGTTGAATACTGAACGTGCAATAAGAAACCCTAAACTTTTATAGCTTATAAATCTTCCGTTTGCGCCACGTGGTTTAATTCCTTTCTTCTTTGCCCACTCCTCAAATGGTTTGCTCGGTGGTCGCTTATTCTTAAAACTAAATTTAGTATCGTATTTCTTTTGCTTACCACTTACCCCCTTATCTTGAAACGTTCCGTATTGATTCATCCCAAACTCTAAGAAGATAGAATTAGGCATCGCTTTCACGTTTCCATAGATTGAGTTATAAAGTCCTTTAGATGCGTTCTTTTGTTTGTTGGTTAAGTTCTTTCTTGATTCCTTAACTACGTGCAACCTAAACCTATCTAATACCTTTTGAGTTTGTTTAATGTTTAACATATACTCATTTCGTTTGGTACTAATACATCAAAGGTCATAGTCCAACCTGCTAAAAAGTTTTCAAATCGTTCTGTAAATGGTTCGCACGTTCCTGTTCCATCTACTTGATATAAATTATCAAATAAGTCACCACGCTTTGCTGATTCATATACACGTTGGCAAACTATTAACTGTTGGTTTAATACGTCTTGTACGTTATCGTTACCTATGTATTCAGTTGGCGCATCTTCTTTGTTTATATCTACTATATCCATTGCTACAATAGAAACATTAAAACGTGTTTGGTTATTCTCAAACGTTGCGTTGTTAACGATAATATGCGATAAAGGGAATATAGTTTGTTTGGCTAAATCCACATCGTATATATCGCCTTGTGTTACCGTGTTAACAAATGGTATCGTTTCAAGTTCTGCCTTGATTGTGTCTATTAAGTTGTAAAATCCTTTCATCGTTTCATTATTCTATCAATTTTTCTTTGTTCTATTTCTTGCTTCTCTTTTTCAAATGTAAGAAGCGTTAAACATTTAGTAAGTGGTTGTCTGGTAACTTCATTGAATCGTGTAACATCTCCTTTAGCGAGTGCATATATGCTGCTATACCATCCCCACCGTTTTCCAAATTGAGTTGTTTCGCTAAAGTCGCTTTCTGCTTCTTGCTCATCGTTTTCTCTAAATAGTCCATCGTAGCTTGTAGTAATTCTTTTCCTAAATTCCAAAAAAAAACCTGTGCTGCAAGTGCAATAGATATTGGAGCAAAGTCCATAACCTCAGCAAAATTTGCGCTTGATTCGTATTGCTGAATGTCGTATCTGTTCTTTTGCTCTCTAACTATTGGTCTATACATAACCGCCATTGCTTTATTCATTGTATCAAATGAAGATAAGTTAGCTTCTAAATCTACGTACTCGCCAAATGATATATCTTCTAAGTTCGGAATAAAACCAAACTCTACACCGCCTAATGTAAACCTTTTAACAAACTCGTGCTTTGCAGCAAACAAATTATTTAAGTGCTGGACTACGTCAATGATTGAAGAATAAGAAATCTTGCTTACTTCCGATAGCTCCATATTGCAAAATATAGATACCATTTTCATAGCAATAAACTCATCGTCTTGGTTATTCGATTGTATCTTAACGAACTCGCTATACTGCTTTACGGTAATTTCTTCTAATGTACTTGGAACTGTTATCTTAGCTTTCATATTATTATAACCTATTTATGTTTGTTTTGTTGTATGTAATCGTATGCAGCGCATAACATTTGAAAGTGTCTATGCATCATCATCGGATTATCGAATACTATTTTAACTTTTCGTTGTTTCTTTTCCCATATGTAATCCTCAACTACACGTATGTATTCTTGCACGTCTATGTTATTCATCGTATGTTATATTTGCCTTTGTTAGGATTAACTAATTGATAAGATACTGCATATCTAATAGCATCAATTGCGTGGTTAAATTTATCTATTGGAGTGTTTGATTTTTTTTCAAGCCACGAATAGTTGTTAAACTCTTTGTGTAAATCAATTGATTCTGCATCTACTATTAAATCGTAGTCTGATAATAAACTAATACCATATACTACGGAATCCGCTCCTTTAATTGCTCCCACTACATTACAACCTAAATGCCTTAACTCGTTTATTAAACGTGGTTCTGCGCTATCTGCTACTATCAACCTATCATTTGCGAATTGTTTGTTTAGTTGTGCGATGTTTGATGTGGTTAACCCTTGCTTATAGTAGTGCAAACGTAAATAGATAATCTTATTGTTTAAGTCTATGTTTGTTTCAACTAATGTAGTAGGGTCGTTGCTAAATCCGTAATCCTGCCCGAATACTGAAACACCTACCTCTTTAAATTCTCCTATGCTCCAGTTGTTAAAGATAACACCCTCTGCTTTGTT